CTCTTTCTTCTGTTGAACCAAGTTTTCCAGGAGTTAGAATTACTAATTGTGGTGGAATTTCGTGTCCCATCACAATATTTTTTTCAACCATATCTTGCAACATAATAAATCTATCATCACTATCTGACAATTGTATTGGGGTAAGTGAAGGTTCTTGTTCTTTACCCTCGCTGTAAGTTATTATAATTTTTCCTGCGTTTCTTGCACCCTCATAATTTCGTTTGAAGTCGCGGTAATAGTCATCCATTTCTTCCACTGACGGAACACCTGTTGCAAAATTCAAAATAAAAGATGGGGCAAAACCTTGTTTGACTTGATTTAGATGAAACTTACTTATTTCATAATCCAATTCAATCCAATTTAGTGAATTAGAATACTGTGGGATTGGGTATATGTCATCTGCTTGTGGGTTTGGTTCAATATAATAAAATAATTGTTTTCCTTCACGGATGTCTTTATCAAACCTTCTAATCATTTTAGGGTGATAATCAGGTTTTTTTATTTCCTTCCAATTTTTAGAATACCAAAAATGTGGATAATCTATTTCTTTTGTTTCAATACCTTTTCTAATTCTACTAAAAGGCATATAATGAATATCAAAAGTGGAACCATCATTTGACCATATTACCTCAAAACAAAATCCACCAAATATTTCAAAATCAACATCACACTTTTTTAACACATCATCCAATTTGTTCTTCTTTACAAATGCTTCCAACTCTGGTGTAATACACTTTTTAACCCCATATCCCGACGATAGACGAACTTTCTTGTTGATAATGGACTTATGGGTCGTTGAACCATAATGATTGTATAAATCAAGCAAATATTGGGGGTATAAATTGTTGTGTCCCCAATGAACAAAACCATCTTTTGCATCAAATTTATAAACAGGGGCAACATATTCTGCTCCAAAGTGCATGACTTTGAATAAATGTTTTGATGTTTTTTCTTCTTCTTTTTCCATATTTTAATAAAATGTATATTCTGTTGTTGATGTATTGTAGGTTGAACCCGTTGGTATAAGTGGAACATTACCAATAACCTTACACAATCCCGTTTCAACCACATCATTTATGGTAAGAGCACTTGTTGATAAGGTATTTCCTGTTGTTTGCCATACCTTATAATCATATGTTCCACCTGAAACTGCTATATTTACGGGGAAATAATTAAATCTTATGTTGTTTGTGGTTGTATCCCCTGTTAAAAAAAACAAAAAATGGTTATGATTTTGGTTAGAAAATAAATCCATAATGTATGTCGCTCCTGATAGGGTTGTTTTTTCAAACAAAGTAAGGGGAACTAATGTCGTAGTATTTGCACTAATTGTAATCATAAATGTTTTACATTAAATATACACGGATGGTTTTTGTTTATTAAACAAAAAACCCCCCGACTGCTACGACACAGGGGGGGGTCAATAGGGTTAAAACAGAAAAAGGATAAATAAAAACCCTAATATCCTTTATTATGGTGCTATAGGAAGGGAAGTTCCAATCAATGCTCCATCAATCAAGTAAATTCCGTTTGCTGATTTCCAAGTGACTTCAAGGGTTGCACCATTCATATCACCTAATGCGATACCTAATGACATAACACCAGCGGTTGCTCTACCTGCACTTTCAACTCCGGCTGCGTAAAATGCACCTGCATTTGATTTTACAACAGCAAAAATTGGTGCTCTACCAAGAGCCACAATTAAATTCCTTAAATCACAAGTTAATTCAATAAATTTTAATGACAAGATACTTTCATAAAATACTGTTCCGTTTTCTCTGGAAAATTGTCCATTTTGGTTAATTCCAGCATATTCAATATCTTGTTCTATTTCGTATAGGGTAATACCTGATGTTACACCCGTAATGATATTACAAGCGTCAAAAGTATAGGCTTGGTCGTAACTCCAAGTTCCAATCCATACTTTCTCAACTCCTCCTACGGTTGCACATCCTAATTCATACCCATCGTTGATTATACACGACATATTTTATATTTTTTAATTTTGTTTATTTTATTCTTTATAAGGGGGGTGTATTTTGACACCCCCCGTGTTTCACAATATTAGATTACAATTTGAAATAAACTACATAATCAGGGAAAGCGAACATAACCCCTTGCTTCCACTTACTTCTAAATCTTACTTCGTCAAAGTCATAAGAATAAAAGATTTGGAATTCTTCTGCGTCTGATAGTAAGTCAGTTCCGAAGTAGAAATTGGATGCTGATGATAAGAACATTTTGTTTGTTCCGTTCAATCCACGAACCGCAACCGCTTTAATATTGGTGCCAGGTATCATTTGTGAATAATCTTCACCTTGATTTTCAGCCCCAGTATAGTGGAATAGGTTTGCGTTTCTAAGTGCTAAACTATACAATCTGTAAGTATCATAACCCATAAACAAAAGTAAGTCATCTTGACCCCAAATGTTTGTAGGAACTACTGATGTGATGTCATCAACAACAGAAACAATGTTTGATGATGTTAAAGCAGTTACACCTTGAACATTACCATTAACAACAGAACCTGAAAAATTCACATCTGCCAATACGATAAATCCATCACATAAAGCCAAGTTACCAACACCCGAAGCAACATCTCCTTTCCAAATTAAATCATCAATAAGTGCTGAAATTTGGTCGGCTTTTTCAGATGAATAAACTTCTTCAAAAGGGATTTGTTCGTTATATGAACCTGGACGCATCAATTTTTGTGTGTAGTAGTTTTCAAGCGTGTTCAAACAGATACTTTCGTTTATTTTTAAAGGACACACAGACAAATCTTGTTGTGTCAAGATTGTTGTGCCCGCATCGTTCCAACCACAAGCGTTTGCTTGTGCAACAAGGTTAGAATTGATAATGTTAATTGTTGCTACACTTTTGATATCAGGTTGAACTGTGATATATCTTAAAGTTCTTCCACCCAAAATCATTTTTTTAATTAAAGCCATTTTGTTTTCATCAACATATTGGCTCAAACCTGCGACATTTAATGACATAGTTTAATGTTTTTTATTTTTTGTTTATTTTTTTATCTTGCGAAAAATTTAATTTTTTCATCTCTTTCTAATGTAGAAAATTTTGGTGAATGTTTTGTAGGTTCTACTGATGGTGCTTTAGAAAAAGCGTTGAAGTTATTTTTCATTTCAGTATTTTCTTTTTTGATTTTTGAAACTTCCATTTTTAACTTTTTCATTTCTTCAACCAATTTACCAAATGCATCATACATTTCTCTTAAGTTTTCTTCTGTGTTTTTCTTTGTATCAGGAGTTTCAATTTCGTTGATTAGTCCTTGAGCATCAACATAGATTACTCTACCATCTGCCAAGTTGTGTTGTCCTTCTGGTGCATTTACATATTTACCCTCAACTTCAACCTCAACTTTTGCTCCAACTTCTAATTTACCACCAATTACTCTAACTTTTGTTCCATCTTGTAGAGTTGTGTCTAAATCCGTCATTCTTTCTCTTTTATTCATTTTATCTTTGTAGTCCGTCATCTCTTCATCCGTTCCATTTTCATCTTCATCTTCTTCTTCCATACTTGTTGCTTCTTCTATTTCTGTAACAACACCTTTAACAACTGAAATAACCAAACCATCTTTCAATACATAATCCCCATCTTCAATATCCACTTCACCTTCTGCGGTGATTTCTTTAACTTTAGCACCAACTTCAAGTGCATCACCATAACAACGAATTATTTTACCATCTTCGGTAGCGTAATCGCCAGCAAACATTTCAACTGCAAATAATTCTTTAATTTTATTTAAAATTCCTTTCTTATTCATAATTTTTTTTTGTTAAATATAGTTTATTTTATTGTGTTTAATGTCTTTTATTTACCTAACCTATCCTTATAGTCCATAGAGGTTTTAAAAATCGTTTTAAACCCCCTTACAAACTTAATTACCTTATCTGTAATACCTTCACCTTTTACCCATTTTACCTTTTCATCTATACTTGTATATTCAATCCACACAAAAAATGCCGTCCAAAATCTTGTGAATGCAAAATCAAACCATAAATAGTTTCTTGTAATTTCATTAATTATAAATTTGTCAATCAAAAATGAAAATAATATGATTGATAAATAGATAATTAACTTGGTGCATAGTCCCCGTCTTGTAATACCACTAGAAATAACTTTTCCTGTTTTTTTAGCATACCACCTTCCCACAAATGTATCAAAAATAACAGCAATTGTTATAATCAACATCAAGGGAAATAGGGGTGTCATAAACATCAAAAACCCCATCCAAAAATTATTTAGTAATGTCTTCATTTTTTTTGTGTTTTTCTTTTCTTGTGTATTTTTTTTTATTGACATATACATTAGGACGGGTTGCCATCCTTATTTCTTCATATGTAACTTGAATTGTTTTCACAACCCCAATAGTTTTTTAACATGCAAGGTTATGTCTTCGTCAGGTAGATTTGAAAATACAAGATTTTTAACTGATGAAAATAGTTTTTCTACCATAAGGTTTTCATATTGTTCGTCAAAAAATCCTTCCAAACTAAACCCTGTAAATCCATTATTTTTTATTTCCTTCCAATATTCTTTATCTTCAATATAAAATGACGCCATCCAACTACCTTTTGGTATATCGGGGTATAATTTACTCTCGGCTCTGTCCCCAACAATAAAACTTTCAATCATATAAACACCATCAGCTACTCTTTTAGGGTCGTGTTCTTCATTTACCTTATGTATTTTGTTTTCTTTAAAATACTTTTTCATCATTTTTAAGATGGTTTCTTCAGTAAATTTTACAAAGTATTTACCTATTGTGGGGTTATATCTTAAAATCTTGGTTTCTGCTAACATAACAGGAGCGGTAATAATTCGTTTTTCTTCATTCAAACTGAACTCCATACTTGACATATTGTTATTCCACATATTGCGATTAGCCCATTCCATCTTTCTCAAAGCCCAATCAATACCTTCATCACCACCCCATGCGTCCCACATCAATCCACCACACCCTTCATCATAGGGAACATCCTTATTTTTTTGATGTCTTTTAAATGATGCCATGCGACCGATGGTTTCTAATGAAATATTTTCTTTATTACACAACTGATTGGCTCTTTTCCACCCAACGGGGGTTCCACAATCTACTTTTTCCTTATCCCTGTATTTGATTGCTCTACAAGCGTTTTCACTTGCGGCTTTTGGATAATCTTTGAATGTATCATTTAACACACTAAACATAGTCCATTCTAATTTAGTGGCGGGTTCTGATACAAATGAAATAGCATCAACGCCCGATTTCATATCATTTTCATCTATTTCTAAATAAAAAACTGGTAAATCTTCCATAATGGTAAATATATTATTTTATTTTAGTTGAATGTTAGAATTCTGCACTTTGTTTAATTCTATTTACCCTTTTTTGTGTATCTGATATTTCTGTTTCTACAACATAAGCACGGACAGGTTGAGGTTTGTTTTCATTAAACACATTCCCTGATGAAACATTGGGGTCTTGTGCAAAGGATGGGAGTAAGTTTTGACCCCCACCTGCTCTATTTATTAAATCTAATGTCTGTGGAAACATAGATGTTGAACGGGCATTTATCACCGCTTCACCAGGAGCCAACATCGCAGGGACACTATCTACATCGGGAGAGCCATTACCAGGAACAATACCCCCACGAGCCGCTGTAAAGTTCTGTGAAGCAATTGTTCCAATTTGAACTGCTGATGCAATACCTGCCATACCTGCTAAAATAAGGGAAAGGGGGAATGGGGCGCTTGCAAGAGCGTTCAATACTGCTAAGGCTCCCGCTTGAATTGCGTTTGCTATATTTAACGCCTTTTGTCTTCTAAATGACTGAACTTGTAATTTCTTTGTTTCGGTCTCTTGTTTAATTTTATCTTGTTTAACCAACGCATCATATTCTGCTTGGGTGATTTGTCTATTTTCAAGTTGGGATTTTAACATTTCTTCTTCAACTCTACCCTCTTCCATAATTTGATTTACTCTACTTGCAGTCCTTTGGTTTTGTGCTTCATTGATTGCACTTACAATTGCCATAGTGGCATCACCCCACATTTGAACTTCTTGGGCTATTTTTTTAAATTTTTCTTGTTGTTTCTTAAATTCTTCCTCCGCTTTCTTCTTATCAATTTCTTTTAGTTTATCATTATATTTTTGTTGAGCTAAAAGTGATAATTTATCATATTCTTCTTGGTTGATTTTCTTTTCTTCTAATAGAACTTTGTAGGCGTCTAAATCATCTTGATATGCGTTTTCTGCTAATTTGATTTGTTTTGCAAACCCCTCTGCCATCAACTCGGTTTCTTTATCCCTCAACGCCTTTTTTTGTGCCAATAATTCTTCATTTGACTTTTTATCAATTTCAAGTAAGGCATTATCAAGTTCAATTTTCTTGTTTGATAAAATTTCTTTTTCTTGTTCGGTTAAAGTGTTTATAGAATTTAACCTTAATTGAGCCAATTTTTCGTTATAATCCTTTTCACTAATTTGTCGGGATATAAATTGTTCGTCTAATGCCTTTTTTTCATCGTCAATTCTTTTTTCCAAGAAGTCCTCCACATATTCTTTATTTGCCTGAATTAAAACTTCTTTTTGTTTTTGTTTTTCATCAGTCATAATTGCAATTCGTGACTTGGCTTGTTCTCTTTCTTTTGCTAAATTATCAGTAAAATCTTTATCCATTTGGGCTACCAAATCTTGTCTTCTTTTTTCTTCTTCCTTGTTTGCTTCCTCTTGTATTTTTTTCTTATCTTCTGCGGACTTTTTAGCGGCAGCATTTCTATTGTCAGCTGCGGTTTTATCAATCGCCTTCAAATCAAGTTCGGCTTGGGCTAATTTTTCTTTTAGAGCCGATTGGGTTTTTTCCAATTCTTTAATTGTCTCCTCTCCTTTTGCTGCCACTTCATCGGGGTCAAATACTTGTTTGGCAATCCAAGATGTCATATCTTCTCTTAAACTTGTTGATTTTTCAATAACCCCAAGGTATTCTAATGCTTTTGTGATTTCATCAATCGTTCCTAAAATTAGTTGGATTGGTGCAGTTAAAAACATAATAAAACCTTCTAAAATTGCTTTGTTTCGTCTTGACGCTTCAATCTGACTTTTTAATGTTTTCTTTTCATTCTCCAATTGCACATCCCCTTTTTGAATTTCTTGTTTGTATGATTTGATTTTCAAAAGTAAGATTTCTCTTTCACTTTTTCCTGCAAGTTTTAATTGGGCAACACTACCTTCAAGTGCTTCGGTTCTTTCGTGTGCTGCTTCAACATCCTTTTTTGATAATTCATTTAACTTTTTTTGTTCTGCTGATACACCACTAATCGCTCCTTTGATGTCATCCCAATATGCAACAAGGGCCCCAACAGCAATAAGTAATACCCCTATACCTGTGGCGGCAATACCTGTCTTTACACCTTGTAATGCTGCCTTGGCACTTTTACCAAAAGCATTAAATGAAGATTTCATATTGTCAATTTCATCACCCATACTTCCAAGTGCTGTAATGGATTGGGTAAATGCCATTGCCGCTTGTAGTTTCATCATCATTTTTTGGGTGTCTTCACTTTCAGACCCAAATAATGCCATACTAGAAGTGACTGCTTGGAACCCATTAGCCCCAATTTTAAGTGCAGAACCTAAACCTTTACCCAAGTTTTCTACGGGGGAACCAGCGGTTGCTTGAATTTGTGCTGCAACATCCCCCATTGTATCTTTTAATTCACCCGCTCTTCTATTTAATGCTTGATATTTTGCCGATGAGGTGTCCCCTGCCGCTGCCAATTGTTGCATTTGCATGGTAACCTCCTTCAATTGTTTTCTCAGAGGTATTGCACTCTCGTTTGCTTTTTGGATGTCGTCAGATATTTGTCCTACGGTTTCTTTGGAGTTCCCTGCATTTACATTTATATTTACTTGTGCGGTAGTAGCCATATCAATTTATATTATTTTTCTTTATTTTTGGGATGTCCCTTTGGTAATAAATCATTATCACCAACATATTTTTTGTTTTGGGGTCGTCCTTCTTTAACCAAGTAAAGAAATGCATTAACTCTTGCTTGTGCCCATTGTCCTGCGGATTTAACAACAGGTGAATGGGACACATTATATGCCCCAATACCTCTTTGATAAACCGACTTTAACATACCAAGATTAACCCCATAACCAAGTTTATCTTTATATTTTTCATTAAAATCATCTGACTTTTTTTTCAAACTTTCTTCCACTTCTTTTGTAACCTTTGCTCCCCTTGTTGAAGATGCTTTACCTTTTGCGGTTCCTACCCCTTTTGGATTTGGATTTGGTGTATCTGACTTGGGGGCTTTTTTTGATTTGGTTATACCACCCCTTTCACCTACTTTTGCAAAATAATCACCTGTGGCAATTCCTTGAATGATTGCTGATTTTTTTGCGTTTCTTCTTTCACCTTCATTATCGGGGTTATAGGTATAACATTTACCTTCATCACCCCATTTATAACCTGGCTTTTTATTTTCTTCACAACTTTTTATTGGCATAATCTATATTTTTTTTATTGTTTAATCATCATAATACCTGGACTATTCAATGGCGCAGCACCTGCTCCATTTGTTTGATAAATCATTCCTATTGTTAATCCATTCAAAGACGCATCAGCATCATCTGCAAATGCTGGAATATTTTGTAATGTTAAAAATAAACCGACTTGGGGATTTATAAGAACACCAAATTGATTTACTTCTACTTTTGGTTGTAATGATAAATTATCACCAATCATAGAAACAGAACCATTACTTACTATTTGCGTAAATGAAGCTGAATTCATACTTATTGCTCCATCACTTGCTGTCATATTGATATTACTACCAGGTGAATTGGTTTTACTATCAACTTGTATTTGAGCAAAATGTCCGTATGCTAAACTTTCAGTTTTTATAGTGTGTTGAATATTATTTCCCACACTATCATATTGTTTTGTATCAGTCAAAATCCAATCCGTTGGTTGTTCTATTGTTAATATTGCAGATTTATCATCATATCGTTCTTGTGTAAATCTTGTAGTATTAAAATCATCAAATCTAACCCCAATTGCAGGACTTGAAGTCATATCATCTATGAAGAATTTGGCACTTTGGTTTGCATCACTAGTAGAAATTGTTTGTTGAAATCCAGCAACATCATAAGAAGACACAAAGTTAGTTTGCAAATCATTTTTAGTCATAAATGAATTTAAGTTAGGGTCAGATGTTAAAATCATATCCATAATGCCATTATTTCCCGTAACCAAACCCCCAACTATTGAATGACCAAAAGGGTCAGCACTTCGTAATAAAAATTCACTCTCATTTAAAGTTACAGTGTCTTTTGCTTTCAATTCAATAATATCTTGGAAAAGTGATGTTCCAAATGATAAAGTATTGTCGTATTGTCCCCCACTTTGATTTCTATAAAGTTTATCTGTAATCGTTTCAAAATCATCGTGTAATGTTATTGGGGAACACCCGTGTAAATTGGTGATATACAAGTCCGAAATACAACTACCAGTACCTCCTGTAAATGTTGAACCTGATACTAAAATTGGAATTTGTCCGTTCTGTGTTCTAATCCATAAACTATCGTCTTGTGTATTTAAGAAAAATTCACCAATAAAAGTATCAGTTGGGGTAAATTGTGTTAAACCAAAGCTTGGGTTGCCAGGTATGGTGGGGAATATCCCCGATTGATTTGTTCGTTTAATCAATAATCTTGAATATTCTGTTTTATCTGCCATATTATTTTATTTCTAAATATATTTTTATTTTATTTGTTTTTACATCGGGTAGTCCTGACTTTGTAAATCACCACCATCAATAATGGGACGAGCCTTGCTGTCCCCTTCATAGTTTCTGACATTGTTGAATGTTCCGTCCATTTTATCAATAAGATTGGTTTTATTTATTTTCATAACCTCATCTAGTCCCCCATCAATTAAATAAACTTCATTTAATTTTATTCCATCTTCACCACTTATCTTAAATTTTCCAACAAATATTGATGTATTTTCATTTGGGGTAATACCATCACCCACAATAATTACCTTATCATAGGAGTTTGAACTTCCTGTAATACCTGTCAAAGATAAATCAAATGGGGGTTGTGATGGAACGGAATTATAATCTCCAAGAATAAGTCCTGATTTAACACCCAATCCTACATTGTTATTATCCCCTCTAACGATGTAATTTCCACTTCCAATACTATTGTTACCACCACCTAAATCTAATGTCCTAGAAATAGAAAATGGGGTTGCAGTTGTTGCTCCTTTAATAACAAGAGCCCTTGTTTCGTTTCCATCTCTATCAGTCAAGTAAGGAATTAGTTGGGTTCTTGCCCAACACACACCATTTGTGTATTGTCCCCCAAGAGCATTACAGGTGTCTTCAGTTATAAAGTCCCCACTTTTAGAAATATATGCTGGGCCTTGTGGTGTATCTTGTATTACCAAGTCATTTGTAAGTCCTGCAGTTTGAACGCCAACTTTTATATTGTCGGGATTTGAAATATTTATATTATTTATTTTGAATAATTCTACCTTCGTTGTCTTGTCATTTCCAACGGGGTTGTAATCAGCGATTTTATTTATCCTCCAATATGAATTATCAATTAAAATAATGTCCCTAAAATCTAAATCAGCAATATCAATGGGTTTCAAAACAAATTTTGCTTCCAACAATTTGGAATTTCTATCAATAACATCTAGTAAGGTATTTTTATGGAACTGCTCAAATAGAGTATTGACAGGATATTGTGTTGTAGTCCAATATATTTTATCTGTTGGAGCAAACCCCAAGTCATAAGAAGGGGAAAATGGGTCATCCCACATACCACAATATGCATATTGATTTAATGTAAAACCTGAACTTTGTGGTTGTCCCACATAATCTTTAAGAACATAGGGATAATTTGTGTTTTTAAGTCCATCATAAAATAAAATTCGTAGATTGACACTTAAAGGTTTGTAGGTATTCCCATCCATTTTAACAAATTGGGGAGCAACTCTATCTGCAATTGTAAAATTACTATCTGGTGTTGGGGAAAAAAGTAATTCAAGTTTTTCCACCTTGTTTGAAAAATCATTATCTACCCCAAGTTCAAAATCCCCATAAATTCTGTTTGTTTCTTTTGTATATTCTTCGTTAAAATAATCTTTATCTGCTTTGTAAGTGTAGTAAAACTTATAAGCATCCAATTCTGACATAGGGGTTATTTGTATTTCGTCTGATTGGTCTAGTTTATAAGTCCAATCTAAAACCCTTAACCTTGAATTGTAAAAGTCATCACGGGGTTCTATATTCACTTTAAGGGGGTTTGATATATCTTGCCATACCACAAGGTTAAACATCTTCAAAATGTTTGTAAAAAAGTCCTTAATTGCAATATCAGGTAATATTTGGTTCATATCAATTGGGTCATTTACACCCTGAACCAAGTTAGATGAAGGTATGACTTCAAACTTTGTGGTTTGTTGGTTATAACTATCTGGTAATAAACAAGCGGCAAATACATTTTTATCCTCCCCATCAAAATCTACATTAGCAAATTCAAAAGCAAATTCTATGAAAAGAATATCACCCGTAAGTAAATAAAAATTTGATTGTGCCATATCAATTGGTATGGGCGCATTTAAGTCAAGCCAAGGTGATGAATGGGATTGAGCATCACTTGGATAGAATGATGTAGGAACTGATGTTTCAGCAATATTTGTTGTTGTGTTCCCCCTTTTATGTTTGATACGAGCATATAATTTAAGTTCATTGTCATTCCATTCTATTGGAAAACCAAGTGCATGATAATATTTTATAAATACATTTGCAGTTAAATTGATGTCATAATAACCATCATTTGCACAGGTGTATCTTGCTGTTGAAGTTGATGGGGAGTTTCCTGATGTAAAAAACCATTCACCATTAGGGTTTTGAAAATCTACACCTACAAACGAACCTGATGTTCTTTCAAATGGAACATAATAACTTACCAATGAATTATTATACCAAGATGGGGATGTTGAAACATTTTGTCTAATTGTGGTTGTTGCTTTGAACCCCGTATTTGTTGAAGTATCAAGTGATTGAAAAGGGCCCATAGCAAATGGGGAATTAAAGGTTGCACCTGTGCCAGTCACCCCAACTCTTGTAATTCTATTTTGATAATCATTTTGGGTAAGTTGCAAGTTGTCTTTTGCAAAGGGGATAATTAGTTTTTTAAAATAATCGGAGTTAAAAAAGTTTGAACTATATTCATATCCCGCTAACTCAAACGCCTTATCAATAATTGTTTTGACATATACAGCAGGGTAAAGATTAAAACAATATAATTTATCGTAATAGTCGTTTGTTTGCCCATTTACAATATAGGGATATACATATCCAATACCAGATGGGCCCACATAAGTTTGATTTCCGAATGATGTAATGGTATAATTCCAACTATCAGCAATTACACTTTTACTTCTTGTGTGGTTGTATTCACTTAAATCAATATTTGCCAATGTTAAATCCCCCCATTCATCAGTTAGGGTTTTCAACTGCCCAAAAACTGCCACTTCATAATCAACACTAAAATCAAGTCGTTTGACATTTAGTAGTTGAAGATTACCAACCATAAGTTCTTGTTCCCCACAACGAATAATTGCTGGCATTGTTGCCTTGGGGTTAAAGGTAATGGTGTCAATATTTACTTCAAAATATTGTTTGAAGAATTTATTGTTAAATGGTGTCCCTGGCAAAGTAATTGTCTTGGAAAAGTTGGTATTTTTTTTGGTGATATTTAATATATCTTCAACCTGATAGTTCAAAGATATACCCACATCTTCGTAAGTATCCAACATTTTACCATTAACTTGTAATTGAAATTGGTTCATAAATTAAAATCTATATTCGTTTGATGCAAAGATAAAGTTAAAGGAGTAAGCAAATAAATCTTCGTTGATTTGTTTATACACTTCTATCTTTTTTTCTTCTAATGCCCCACCATATAACTCACCATCGGGGGTTTGCAAATATACAAATGGTGATTGTATTAAATCTTCCATCAAGTCCCTTTCAAATTCATACAACCAACCTGAATTTACTATAATTGATTTTCTGCTTCGTAAGAAAAAGTTTTTATCCCCCCTACCATAACTATCATAACCAAAGGAATTGTTTTCCCAATTACCTTCTTGTTGGTAATATGTCTTGGTTTCACTTTCTATATTGTCCCTTGATACATATTTGAAGGGGTAAGACAACCAACTTCCCAACTTATCCTTCCATAGAATATGGTATATTTCGTATTTGGTGCATTCTGTATCCACTTCAAAACAAATGGTGTTAGATAATTGTGTTGGACTTGACACCCCGTTGTCTGCCGCATACACACAATAAGATGTAATCCCACTTGAATAGGATGAAAATGGGACTGAAAAGTTATTGGTTGGGGTAAGTTGTGCAATTTGGTTTATTCCACAAGCCACATAACAATCGTCTGTAAATCCACTAAAAAATAAATGCCCCAAGATATTTCCGTTATTGTAAAAGGTATATCCCTGTCCTGTGTTAGTTACTAGGGGGTCGTTGTGTTGTAATAACCACCATAATGTTTCAGGTAAAATTCTATATTCTTGTTGTTGATTACAAATGGTAGAAAAATTATTTAGTGTAAATGCCCTTAATTGAATTGTATATTTGTCGTATTCTGTTAGGGTATATTCGTCTTTATTAAGGTGAGCGTTAAAAACACATAGTCCCGTTAAAACCACATCATTTAAACTTCTTGTTATTCTGTTATCAGCAAATGACATTTCACCAGGAATAATTGGGGAAGCCCCCGCAAAAGTTTTGTCCGTTACGATGATTAAATAACCTAGTATAGGGTCAATATACATATTGATAATATTACACACCCCATTATAAGATGGTTGTGGGACACCATAAATTACACCAGGTTCGACAGGGGACGAGTTTAGAAATAGTTTTGCAGTTTCTAATTCATTCGGATTGGGGATTGAAACAAGTGTTGTAAATCCGTTATATGAAGGGTTTGTAACTTGTCCCGTTACATTTATTGTTGCACCGATTGGGAAGGGAACAGAGGTTGCCCCTGTAAATCCAACTGCTCCTGCTATGAATGTATTATCCAAATAATTCCACCCATATAAATCTTGTTCTATATTGATTGTATCCCCGATTGAAAAACATATATCATTTAGGTTTGTAATACCTGTAAAGGCGAAACCTAATGCTCCCCCAACAAAGATATTATCGTCAAATCTAACGACACATCTTCTTTCGTTCCCCAAGAATAATTCATAACAAAATCTTGTATCGGGCCCATCAAAAGATAAATGAAATTGTTGTGTTTGTCCCGTTAGATTGTGGGACACAAAATCTTTTAACACATTTGATAAATCTGCTTTTGCATTCCCATCAACATCGGGGTTAAATTTATATTTGATAAACTTTTGAAGGGTGAAGTCCCCCGAACCAAATGGAACAGATGGAACCAAGTCAATTACAAAGTTTGTGGAGTTGATTATTTTTTTGACAATATAATATCCCGTATATTGATTAAAGTTATTTGTGTCATCTAATAATAGGTAATCCCCAAGTTCATAAGGGTGTGGGGATGAGGTTGTTATTTGAGTGAAGACATTTCCATAAATAGCATATGATTGTGGGGGTGATGTAATATTCGTCTTATCATAACATATATTTACGACATATTTATAATCATTTGACACAAACACATCAGTATCAAAAATCTTTATTGGGACGGCAGAATAGGCTGCCATATATGTATCAGGGGTTGTAAGTGCTGTTATTGACATATTTAATCTTCGGTATTTTCTTTATTATCTTCTTCTATTTTTTTAATTATTTGTTCCACAACTGCTTTTTCCCACTTTTGTTGTAGTTGTGGGTCTGTATCAAAAGCGTTTATTGTCTTTGGTATTACATTAGTGGGGGGTATTCCAAACTTATAAATACTTTTTTGTATTGCATATGCTGCCGATTTAGGAAGTCCCTTAACACTAACCCACTGAAGTAAGGGTCTGATTGGGGGATATGTTCCCCTCTTTCTACCACTATCTACAAATTTTAGGTAATCTTCACTCTCCAAGATGATTGCAATATTTTGTCCGTCATCTTTTAGTTTATAATTTAAACTATTAATCAATCTACCTGTTGCAATTTTTCCTGCTTTTAGTAGTTCCCTTGTCAATATTTTTACATAGTCCCTACCAAACTCCTGTAATTTTTGTCTTGTGATTAGTGGTTCTTCCATAATTTGTTATTAAGCCAATGGTATTATACAATTTAAATGTTTTACCTTCAGTGGAAATTGAGCCACCCATCCACATACCTTATCAGGTGTTTCATCAACGGCGGGGAAACAAGATGTATCCCCATCTATTTTAAGTCCATAGATGTGCCAATTTACTTCTATTTCTGTAATCAAATCTTGAAGATATTGTAGGGTATCTGATAATATCTCTTGTGAATTGTCTGAATTAACCCCATTTATATCAAGGTAATTTTGTTGGATATTTATTTTATCCATTAACAAAACTGTAATCCCATATCGGGGGACTGCTGTTTTATTTGTTACGCTAATGGTTGATTGTTGGTCTAGTGACAACCACAAATAAGGAAACTCCATTTGTCTTGATGTCCCTATATCAGAAGTGGGCCCGAAACCAAAATCTTTAATGAAGAAATGGTTTTGGGCAAACGAACTAAATAAATTTATTAGCTGATTTAATGTTATAATATTTACACTCATAGGGCACCTGTTTTAGTTTGTTGTTCTATTTGGTTTTTTTGATAAAAGTAAGACACCCAATTTAGACACGACACATAATTCTTTTCGTAAATCTCTACATCGGTGCAGTTAAGTTCCTTCATTAACATATGAACTAACCCCAACCATACATACTTATCATCCATCTTAAACCTTGTTTTTATTTTGTTAAACCTATCTTTTGTTTTCTCTTCTGTTTCGGAGGGTTTCCTAAAGATTGGTTCGTATTGTTTTGTAATATAAACCCTCCATCTAAAAAAAAATTAAATATGTTAAATACCTTTGATACTGGTAGTTTAGCAAATGTGGGGGCTCTATCTAAAAAGTCCCCCTTGAAACTTTCCAAATTACCCTTATTAGTTTTCTTTCTTAGAAAGACACATAACAACTTATCCATCACAAGGAATAGATTGTTGTTTGATTGGGCTAAAAGTGTTTCTATTGATATGATTTCCCCCATAGTAAATTTACTAAAATCCTTTTTAAAGAAGTAGGTTTCTCCTTCTATATCAACCCCTTCACCTAAATCTTCTGGTATCATTTCCGTATTAACAAACTCCATAGCTTGTGCTAATTTACTAAACTCTTCATAGGGGAGTTGGTATATTATGTCTTTATCAATCGACCCTAATAGTGATATGGCATCAATTGCCTGTTCTAATACGGGTTGATTATCACGGGGGACACTAAATAGTTTAGCGAACTCCTGTATAGACACCTCATCCCAATTAGTAGGTAGGGTGAAGCTGGTTACCTCATCGTCAATTTCAACATTAACTTCTAACATATTTATCCTTTTTATTTGTTTTATTTATTTATCTTTTAGATAAGATACTCCATATCCCACCTGTTAGGGTAAGAACGGCTCCTGTTATTTCTGATACAAGGGTTTCATCTAATAGTCCCTTTGTAATTAAAATACCACCCACGAATGTAAGGGTGTGTCTAATAAGTCCTAATACAATTTCTTTTTTCATAATAATATAATTTTAATTAAATATAATTCCCCCTGATTTGTTTTTAGATAAACCTATAAACTTTAGTTGGTGGGGTTTTGATTTCAAATATCATTCTATATGCCATAGCATCACTAAAATCGGGGGAACGCCCCAATGTTCTTTTAACATCCCCTTTTGATACCATACTAATCTTCCCCACTCTATCGGTGGGTTTATGTTTAACCTGTTGTAATTCTTCTATTATCTTGTCATTGTAAATGGTTGATAAAACCTTTACTTTTCCACCATTGATATAATCTGCTAGTTTAAAATATAATTGGGTTTTAAGGTTTTCATAATTTTCCCCCTTTAATGCTTTACCATTATTGACAATGGGTCTGGCACTTTTAAGATAATTCATAAGATACTTACCAACCCCATCACTATCATAACTTATATTAGATGGGGATACACCATATTGTTTTGCTTTTTGTTGAATTACATCTTCTATTTTATCTGGTGTATTTACAATTATTTCTATTAGGGTTAAATCTTCCCACACCATAATCACACTATTATCACTAGTAAATGCAATATCTGCACTTATGTAATACTTACTTGTGTCCCCTCTTGAATGATTGTCTATAAATATCTTTAATATTGTTTCATAATCAATCAACTGACTTGGGTCACTATCATAGTTCCAATTCCCTTCTATTAGTCGTTCCCTATCAAGTGGGGATAAGGTGTTATACATATTTTCTTTATATGTGTCAGATATAAACGGGTTGTCTGTTATAAGAGCAGAGATAAACTTTTTATGTTGGGGTAATGTGTCATCTTGACTTGGTAGATAAAAGTCCCTATAAAGAAAGTTCTTTGATGGATTACAAGTCATTAGTAAGAAGGGTTTAAGGTTAAGTTCCGTATTTAACCATCTACCTAAACGGGATTGATATATCTGTTTTCCTTTTTCTTCTATCTCACCGGCTTCGTCTATGACCCCGATTGTGAGCAATTGTCCCCCCAATCTTGTATAATCAGGGTCTGATGGTAAAAACCTTAATTCCAATAAAATTATCTTAGAACCATTTGTAAAGGTAATTTCACCCGATGTGGAGTTATATCTATAATGTTCTTCAATTTTTAACCCCCAATCGTTCATCACTTCAAAAAGGGATACAATTGTGGTTTTTTTAAGTGTTGTTAGTTCATTTCTTGCAAGTCCAATACGAATTTGTGGATATTTCAAACACATAATAATCATAAAAGCACAACTTCCATAGGACTTTCCACCAGCGGCTGCTCCTCCATATAACACTTCTGTTGTTATATTATCATCAAAGTATTCAAAGATTAAATCTTGTTTGATTGATGGACTAAAATGTATATTCATTCAACCATTTTTTGTGATTGGTAATACCTATAATTCACATACCTTCTAATTTCAGGGTAAAACTTATTATACATATCTTCCCCATATTGTATTATTTCTTCTTCACGCGAAACATCCCATGCATATTGTTTAAAACCTGCATGTGTAAATTCGTGTTGAACTAAACCATTATCCTTGTGGTTTCTTTGAAATGCTTGTAGATTAAAAAATACAAACCATTTAGAATAATCATAATGACAAGGGTTATTATAGATAGGAACAAAATTACATAATCCATCAATATAAGTTCCACCCTCTTTCATTCTTTTAACACAATCCCTAAAATTCAGTCCATGCATTTCAGATACATTATAATATTCAAATAGGGTTGCTGCATCATCACCTATTAAAACTTCAAATTCATCACTCTTGTGTATTATCTCCATCCTTTTTGTTTTTGTCTTCTGGTTTTAGATAATTGATTACAATTCCCCCATTTACATCGTGTTCGTGTTTTTCGGCAGAATAAAACCCCATCATTTTATTTAACATATCTAATCCCTTGATTATGTTATTTCTGTCTGTTGCAGTATCATTTTTACATTCATAGATTAAATCAACAACTTCTTTAACAATCTTTTCTTTGCTGATGTTATATTTTAGTTTTAATTCATCTTCTTTGAACTGAATATACTTCTTTACATTTTCATTGTTTTTAACTCTATAAACAGCCCTTCTTGCTAAATCAGGGTTTTCTACTTCATATATTTGCATATATGCTCTTGTCCAATTGAACCCATTTGCAAATGCCGCATCAACAATTAGTTTTTGTTTTGCGAAGTTTGTTTTATATGTCATTCCTTTTCGTCCCATTATTTCTTCTTTTTACAAAAAATATTTATTTTTTTTTATCACACCAACCAAAACAAACTTTACCAAATGTTAAAGTTTTGATTAATAAACATAATTTTCTTTTCATAATAAATTTTTTACTAATTCGTTATTTCTTCTTTTTACAACTTGAGCAACCCTTTTTAACTTGGGGTTGAACATAAATATTTATTTGTTCTTCTTGTTGGACTTGTGAATTATAAAATTCTTTTAATCTTCGTTGAGCGAACTTGATTTGAGCCACACAATTGGAACAACAGGTAAATGTATCATCTATATTATTTCTAATAATTGTTGTCATGCTTTGCACATCACTTGGGATTGTCATCTTTAAATTGAGTAACCTTGTTATTTCATCCTTTAATACTTGTTCCATTTTATTTTCTTTTATATTTTATTTGTTGTCTTGGGTCAAATAAGATTTCTTCCACCTTCGGTTTTTCAATTGGTTTCTTTTTGGTTGTTTTTTTTATTTCAACCTTAACTTCTTCTTTAAGTTCGTGGGTAATTCCCTTTTCCTTTAATTTTGTTTCTAATGCCATATTAAAATTCTTTTATTAAACAATATGATACTGATGGTTGTGTTTTAACCAAATCAATAACTTTTTTATAGTTTTGAATGTCATTTGATACTTGACATCCAGCACTCCATCCATTTATTTCTACTTTTTTTATCTTGGAAGTCAAATCATAATTATTTGAATGAAAATTTATTCCATAAAATCCTTCTGTAATATTTCCAACCTCTTCACTTTTTTTATCCTTATCACCATCACGGAATACTTTAATTTTGTTTCCAAGTTGAAGAAGGGCTGGCATCTTACCCTGATGTAATCCATATTTCCATAAGTTATAATACCATTCGTCTGACTTTACTACTGCTGCCCCTTGTTTATTGTATTTCAAAAACCCACCTTCTAAAATTGGGGTTCCAGGATTTGTTGTTCCACTAATAACCATTATAAATACTTCACCCTTGAATAGATAAAACTTATCATCAAACACATTCGGGGTGTCTTCTAATGACCGAACACCCAATATCCAATACCCTTCTGGTATTGATTTGAATGTTGAAAGGGATTTAACCCTATTTAATAATTCTAAATCTGTGTATTTTTTAACCATTTTGTGTGGTTTTTCTATAAATATAAGTTTATTTGGTTTGTTTTTTATTGATTTCTTCAATCAATCTGTCTTTTACCTTTTTAACATTCAACCAAACTAACGAATGGTCTAGTCCATATTCTGCTTCAATTTGTCTGTATGTCTTATTTTTGATAAAATATTCTTCAAACATAGCATTTTCAAACCAAGATTTTTTAATCTTTTTATATGTTGTGTATATTGTATCAAGTTTATATTCAAATTCTTCTTTTAGTTCAATATCATCATTATCAAATTGCATGTTGGCATTGTCAATATATTCAAAATCCATAATTCTATTGTTTTTATGGAATGGGGATGTTGAAGAATGAATTTGATTGCGACATGCATTTATAAAATAGTATTTAAAAAACCCATCTTTATAGATGGTTTCAATCTTTTTGCGATTTTCTAAAAATGAAATTGATAATTCTGATATTAGTTCAGGTTTCAAGTCATATCTTGGTGTAATTATATTGTCCATAATTTCGTCATATAACGAGCCTGGTGTTGTTATTTCTGTTAGTATAGTATTTATATCCATATTATTGTGTTATCTCTTTATATGCAATTAACAATTTATCAACTACATCTTTATATCTTTGGGTATTATCTAGATTTGGGTAGATTTCATCATAAATCAGAAGAAATGTCGTTAAACATTCTTGGTGTAGTTCGTGTGTGTATTCATATGCTTCACACTTGTTGTATAAAAACATAAGAGCCACTGCTGAACCCAATATATTATACATCTGTTCTTGTTCTTCTATTATGAATTGGTGCTTATAAACACCATCTATTTCATTATATTCGGTGTAAATTTGTAATTTATATTGTAATTCTGTATTATAATCAATCATTTCTTGCATCAACCTGTCGTGATTTGGTTGAATTTTGTTTTTATCAAAATTTAATATTGCTTCTAACATAATTTATTTTGTTTTTCTTTTATGAACTCTGGTATAACTTCGTAAAGTTCTATTAGTGTGTCTAACGATATAGGTTCGTTTAGACGATGTCTTGTCTTGGTGGTGATGACTTTATATGTTATATCACTTGAAAGTCCCTTAAAAACCATTAAAAACAATCTATCCTTTTGTTTTTTCATCATTTCGTCTGATGTTTCAATACTTTCCATATAATCAAACCTCATCCAAATATATCTATCAAACCTGTTTAATCTTTCCATAATGTTGTGTCTTTTTCTATTTTATAAACCTTGAATTTATCTTTGAATAAATTGCGATGAACCAAAAAGCCTTCCGTCCTTCCACCATCACCACTTAATTCTGCTCTTTCTATATCTTCGTTGCTTACAAGTAATCTTAATTCATCCATAGGTATAATGTAAAATTCTTCAAAATCGGGGTAATAATATACGAAGTGTTCTGCTTTTGAAGATAATATACCACTTGGTTTCCCACTACAACTTATTTCAATAAACATATTATATGTCCGTTCTTTAGTGAAGTATTCATATCTATCGGTTTTAACCTCAAATGATATTTCTTTACCCTGTTTAATTCCTTTGAAGTCCCATTCTTTACCTTCACCCCTAAAAATGATGTCTTCTAAACCGAACTTCTTGTTGAAAAAGGAAGCAATTATTTGTTCCCCTAATTCACCTTGTTGTAAATCTTTTTTAAATTTTTCCATTTTTTCTATTTACTTATACAAATAAATAGTTTGGTTTTTAGTAAAGTTATCTTTTATAGAAAAATAATATGTTAATTTTTTGTTAAATATTATAATAACCTCAACTTTTGCAAATGTCTGTATATTTATTAAATGTAGTCGTTGATATAATCTGAACGATGAAGGCATGAGATGTAAGCGTGGTCTAGGACTGATAAAAAGTTATATGATTATATTTTCCCTTAAATGTTAGTGATTGGTGTTCTTCTGACTTATTTCCTACTAACAGCCTCTTGAATAGTTGGTGTGGATAAGTCATACTTCTTTTAGGGGGTAGGGGGTATGACTTATTTATTCCCACCTTTGAATAGAAATATAAAAACAAACTATAGAAAAATATAATTAAATTAAAAAAAACAATATGGATTATAATGAATTATACAAATATATCAATAAGTTATTTTCTACTTATTTTTATACTTACAAATTAGATGATGATGAAAAAAATGATGCAATACAGGATTGTATTCTAAAAGTATTGGAAAAAGAAAAATCGGGTATTTTAGAACCTTCAATAGAAAAAAATAAGAATTATATTTTTATCACAATCAAAAATTATTTAATTCATTTTAACACTCAAAAATTCAAAAAAAAAACTTATCAATTAAATGATAATATGGTTGCATATTATGATTATAATTTAGAAGATGAAATAAACAGGCAGTTTGAACTAAATTCAATAAAACAATACCTAAATTCTAATAATACATCTGCTGTTGTTAAATTGATTATATTTAGAATTCTCAATGATTTTACTTGGACTGAAATAGCAGATGAATTAGAATTATCTGAGCGACAAGTCAAACAAAAATTATACAATTTTATCCAACGAATAAATAGAAAAACCAACTATAAATATAAAATAATCTTCAACGACGGAAGGGAGCAAAATATCATAAATAAAAAAAAACTATTACAGACAATCAAAATGTCCCCCGATACATTCAATGGGTATGCTAAACTAAATAAAACGACTTTCAAAAATTATAAAATAGAATTTTTAACAAAAAATTAACATAATATTTTCAATATTTTTGACTTTTGCTTTTTTCTTAGATATTTATTATTATACGAAAACAATTAAACTTAAAAAAAATAGAAAAATGGAAAACAATGAAGAAGACAAAAGAACAAAAATTGAAGTTAAATTCACTGATGTAATGAGAATTATCGCAGATGACAGAACCCCTAATGATACAAAAAAGGTTTATATTTTTTTGTTAAACGCAATTATGGATTTAGATGAAGTGGTTGGTAAATTAGAACACCAATTAGAACAACTTACACCCAAGTTTGACCCTGAGATAGACGAATAATATGTATATGTAAATTTTTATAGCCCCGTTGAAGTATTGCTCCCACTTCTTCGGGGTTTTTTAATATACAATAACTGCTCTTGCTCCCTGAAAGTCCAACGGACTTGTAAGAACTTGTGTCCAAGTTGAACCTTCGTCATCAGAATAATTATATTTTATCGTTAATCCTGGATTATTATTAAAAGTTAAAAATCTTCCAAATGGTGCAATATCAGGGATACAAACAATATGTCCCAAATTGTCATTAACATTACTTACCTGAACCCAATTATTTCCACCATCATAAGAAACATAGGTATTTGAATTTGTATCCAAACAAAGCATTATAGTATTTGTTTGTGTGTTTATCGCACTATCAGTTACCCTTATACCAATTGTCGGTGGGAAAGTATCAGTCCAATTTATACCATCAGAAGAAATAAATACTGCCCCTCCTTGAACTCCACTATCAAAAAAGGTCGCAACAAATACATTTGGCCCTTCATAAAATTTCAAACTTGTTATTGGGTTTCCAATTGGCATAGAAGTATGTGCATTACAATAGTTCCAAGTGGTGCCTTGGTCTAGTGAATATAAAAATCTTTCAATATTACTACCATATCCACCTATAACCATCACATTTCCTGTGCTATCATAAGCAATTTTTCCACCTCTAAATGTTGGACTTAAAGTTGATGTTGTAAATGTTAAACCACCATCAGTAGATTTTGATATGTTATTTGTTGCATTGACATTTGTTGTATAAAATAAATTTGAATTAACCCATAACAAACCATCAATTCTTCTACCTGGCCCTGAAAACTCAAAAAATTCTGTCCATTCTTTTGTTGCAAAATCAAATTTATAAATATAACTTTTTGACGGAATTGTGCTACTTACACCACTTCCAAAATATGCTTCAGAAATATTTTGTGTTTGTGAGCGTTCAATAATGTGTAATGCTGCTCCAACTGGTAATGGTGTTGGAATTGTAATTGATGTATTATCAAATGTTGCCCCACTATCACTTGAATAAAATGCTTCGGTATTAATATTTCCAAATACCGCAATATTAAATGGTGGTGCTCCACAATTACCACCTAAATAAGACGCTGCATTTTGCCAAAATGTTCTGTAATCATAAATATTGGGGTCATTTGTATATTTATAAAATTGATATTCACCATAGATATCATCATCAAATTGTTGGTAATGTTTGAATAATCTATATCTATCACCTCCAAATCCCTGATAATCACATAGTTCTTTCATATTATACACATAAGAACCATCTTGCATAAGAAGTCCGTTCTTGAAGGTTGTATATTCGTCAAATGCTGTTGTGTCCCCTGACACAACTTGCCAATCACACCAAAAGGTATTCATATCAACTTGATAAGGCATATTCTATTTTTTTTATTTTTTATATTATTGTTCCCCCTTTTTTATATTTAACTCCCGCTTCAACCAATTTTTCATATACGGCTGCTCCAACACTTGGGGACTTCCCTATCTTCCATCTGCCGTATTGATTTTGACCCGTTGTTATACAGACACCATTTCCATTTTTAATGTCGTCAAACAACCTTAAAGACACATCAAAATAGGTATAAGTTGAACCATCGTTAAATCTAATAACCATTTCTTTTAACACATCATTATAAGACACCGCATCCACATTAGAAGAACGGACATATTCAGTTGTGATAAAGAATTTTAATTTTTCAATTTTATAATCATCACTTAATTTAGGATGAAATACAAGTTCTTTTATTTCGTTTAATATTTCCATTTCAATATGTTTTTAACAACCTCCCCAACATCCACCTCTTGACCCATAACAATCATATCTATCACCAACATAGGTGGGAGCATCTTTAAATAAGTCCCTACCTCGTCTTGCTAAATATACTCCGTTAAAATATGATTTGGAATTTGCTGGTAGATTTTCATAAGGATTTGGATTTTGATATTCAGGGAATAAATAACCAAAATCACAAAGATAAGCATTCAACCTTTTTAGATAAAATTGAGCTAAATCCCTAATTGCGTTTCTTAAATATTTTATTTCGTCCAAATCTGATGGTTGGGAAAATTCACTACTTTCTTTTGACACCGCTTTATTAGTTGTCTTATAGTTTAAAAAGGGGTATGCTTCATAGAATACCCACTGTGCTAAACAAGGTTGCACATAGTCCCTTAAAAAGTCATCTTCTAATGTCGTAAGGTTATTTAGTGTTACCCCCGATTTTAACCTATTATAAAAATTTGTTCCAAGTGCTTGTTGAATATGTGTGTCTTGTGCCGTATAAATAAACGGAACCAATTTGTTGTCATCAACATTTTCTTCTATAGTTGTATTTTCTTTTAGATAAATTGTTGAAATAAACTTAACTTTCAAATTTGCCATTATCCATTTATTATTTGTGGTTTATTTACAGGGGTTGGAGTTGTTGAATAACCTGTAATAAGTTTTTCTGCCGTTTCTTCATTATAACCAAATATATTAACAAGCATTTGAATACCACTTTCTTCGGTTGTAATACTATCCCTGATTGCTGTTTGTATTCTAATAATACCATCAATACCCGATAATGAACCACGAAGTTCGGCTTGTTTCTTTTCTGTAATTATTTTATCATCTTCTTCAACCATAATTATTTCCCCGTATTCTAATAATTTAATATCTTCTTTGATATTTATTGTTTTCAAAACATCGTTGAATGCACCCTCTAATTGATATTGACGGGGTGTAATATAGTATGACTGAAATTCTGCAAGGAGTTCCTCTCTTTCTTCTGTTGAACCAAGTTTTCCAGGAGTTAGAATTACTAATTGTGGTGGAATTTCGTGTCCCATCACAATATTTTTTTCAACCATATCTTGCAACATAATAAATCTTTCATCACTATCTGACAATTGTATTGGGGTAAGTGAAGGTTCTTGTTCTTTACCCTCGCTGTAAGTTATTATAATTTTTCCTGCGTTTTTTGCACCCTCATAATTTCGTTTGAAGTCGCGGTAATAGTCATCCATTTCTTCCACTGATGGAACACCTGTTGCAAAATTCAAAATAAAAGATGGAGCAAAACCTTGTTTTACTTGATTTAGATGAAACTTGGATATTTCATAATCCAATTCAATCCAATTTAGTGAATTAGAATATTGGGGTATGGGGTATATGTCATCTGCTTGTGGGTTTGGTTCAATATAATAAAATAATTGTTTTCCTTCACGGATGTCTTTATCAAACCTTCTAATCATTTTAGGGTGATAATCAGGTTTTTTTATTTCCTTCC